TAATATTCCGGAATTTTAATATGAAAACGCCCATAAAAGTCTGATAGTTTTTTATCTTTAGCTGGCTTTACTTGACTGCCAGCTTCGACGATACTATCTAGTCTCTGTTTGATTTCCATTAATATTAATGCAATATCGGCTAATCTGGTTTCATTGCTAGGCAATATACTAACTAGATAATTTAAGTCTTCAGAAAATCTTTCAATCCGAGTATCGGCCATTCGCAAAGACTCCATGGCCTTTTCATAGCCTGGAGACATCTTCTCTTTAAACATGCGCTGCCACTGAAAAGGAGACCACCCACGCTCAACGCCTGGCTTATCAGCTCTAGGATCTAGCGGACCTACGCTAAAATCTTTAGGTGGCATCGGAGGTGGCATAGGAGGAGGCTCTATGGCTAAAGAGATTTTTTCCTCGCGCCAAACACCATCTTCTGATGTAATTATTACAATTTCTTTTGGCTCATACTGATCCATAGATAAATTCCTCATAAAATCAACGTAAAATCGTCAATTTAATATGGTAATATGCCTGCTGGAACTATTTGCTTAGCCTGGTAGCCCTTCGCCGCCTGGTGCTGGCCCTTCTGGTGCTCCGCCTCCGCCACCAGGCGGGCCTTCTCCGCCCATATCTGGGGGACCGCCTCCTGAAGGCATGCCTCCCATTTCTGGTCCGCCCATTCCCGGCAATCCGCCAAGGCCAAGGTCACCACCCATTCCTGGCGGGCCGCCACCACCAGGCATTCCGCCCTCTTCGCCAGGAACTGGTTGGTCAATTGGAGTATCAATAGTATCATCAGGCCCAAGCGAACGAAGCTCATTAAGAGACATTACCTTAAGCGCTTCACTTTCCTTTGCATGAATGATATTCTGAATTGATTCAACTCGCAACTTACGAACTTCATCATCCCAATCAAGGCCTAAAGAACGATATAAGGTCTGGGTTGAAACTTTAGCTGGGGCTTCTGGCGTGCCTTGTACCAATTGCATTAAAACATTAATATAATCGCCAGCATCAAATAATGACATATGGTTCCATTCCACTTCTGGAATGGTAAGAATCTTCTCCCCATCTTTATACTCATAGAAATCGTTGATCTTAGAGATAGGAGCAAAGATCTTTTTACGAAGCCAACTGCTTAACATGTTTCTAAATGACATGTATCGCTGTCTAAGTACATCTAAAGTAACACCGCCATTAGCATAGGTCACATCAGACCCACCATCCATTAATACTTGCGGAATCATTAAGCCAATATAGATTTCTTTGGTTAGTTTTTCAATATCAGGATTAATATCAAGAATACCTGAGTTATGACCAATTCGTTCAACTATAACATCATTATGAGTAAAAATCTTAAAATCTTTGTCATATTGGGCGGCCTCCCAAACCTCACGATATGCCTCTAAATCCGTCGGACTAGGTCTAAAATTCTCACTCCCGATTTTTACTAAGGTAAGTGGGTTGATCATGTTGTCGGCTTGCGCGAATTTGCTCTCGCGGAGTTTGTCAAAGAGCATAAGATTACGAAAGCAGGATGTTGTTAATCCAGTTCCGCGAGTGTCATATGGGTTCAATCTCCTAGCAATATGTGACGCATAAAAATTACCCAAAGGAATATTTTCATTCCTTCGTACGTGCTCAATGATTGCCTTATCAAGTCTTTGACGCTGCTGAACATCAGATGGTTTATTGGACGTTACGATACGTTTTAGATTCTCATCAGGGCGCAAGCTTAATACTGGCTCGCCAGCAATTACAGAATGCTTCACCGTAACATAATCAGGATTCTGGATTATAAACCGACTCCACTTGGCAGATCGCTCATCAAGCTCTGCATAAACAAATGCCTCGCCCAATAGCCAATATTCTTGAGCTATTTGAACACAAATATTCATTAAATCAGTTTCTTCAATCATGCCTTCGAAAAAAGCCTGAACTTTTTCATCTTTACATTTAATATTCAGCTTAGAGATTGGATATGTAGAATGTAGTGTAATAGCGTTTTGGACAAATGGATTTAAGGCAAAAAAAGCTCTAGACCACGCATTTATGGTTGCTCGGTCTCTTGGAAGGTTAAGATTAGAGTTTAGCCATAATGGGCTGTAGATCTCAGGTATCTGTCTTGTAGTTCCACCCGATCCTCTGAATCCTCCGCCTGCTGCTCCGCCACCTTCAGGAACAGATGTACCCATCTTAAAAAATGATTTAGATGATAAAATATTCCCGGCCCCAGTTTTGCCCATGCTATCATAAAAATGATGGGAGCCCGTGCTTCCGCGCTCTCTGTAGGCGCCTCGTGCCACTTCGCCCTCTAATACCTCTCTGCGATACTGACTTACCTGGGCAGCCATATCACCAGAAGCGGTAGGGGCGGACGCCCTCTTAATTAAAAATCTTTCTACGTTTGTTTCCATATTGCCCCTGAGCGCTTAATGCCCTTGTCTATAACGCTATAATATTGATAACAGCCACTTAGATGATTTTCGATTACAAATGCATGAATTACAAACTCATGTAGTACTTAAACTGCATTTAGATGAAAGTAGACTCTATATTAAGGACGACCCAAAATATGAAAATCATTCTTGCAACATTCTAGTATATAACATTTCTGTCAAGTATAAACCAAAACAACCTATTAAACGGATTCGAATGGTAACAACATATATTCTAGATACATCAACAATAATCTCTGACCCAAATTGCCTTAAGAACTTTCCCGATTCAAAAATAATCATTCATATAAGCGCACTTAACGAACTCGATAAGTTAAAAACATTTTCAACCGAAGTGGGTAAAAATGCTCGCGTATTCATTCGTCTATTAGATAAGCTTTCTGAGGTCGGCGATATTCATAAAGGAATATCGGCTGATAATGGAACTATTGTTAAAATTGATACAAACGAGTATGAAAACAATAGTCTTGGCGATCCTAATTATGGGGATAATCGTATGTTAGCCTGTGCCCTTGCTATTAAGGACCAGAGCCCGATTATTGTTACAAAAGATATTAGTTTCAGAATTAGGGCTAGAGCCTTAGATATTGAGGCAATTGACCATGAAAAATACGCCCATGCAACTGATAATTTGCACAGAGGATTTACTGAAATTCAAAATGTAGATCATGGTAGCAAAATAAATAAAGGTCATTCAATTGAACTTAAATACCATTCAGAGTTTGATAATTTAAGCCCCAATGAATGTATTTATTTTACAGATGAGAATAAAAATATAATATCTCTAGGGAAGAAGAATTGTAAATTTGTTCATCCAATTAATTCTACAAAACCTTGGAATTTAAACTCTAAAAATATTGAACAGGCATTTGCTATAGATTTATTATTAGACCCCAAAATCCCTCTAGTAACTTTATCTGGTATTGCCGGCTGTGGGAAATCCTTGCTAGCTGTAGCTTGTGGTTTAGAAGCTGTAATAAATAATAATCAATACGATAATTTATTTATCTATAGACCAATTCAGCCAGTAGGCAAAGATGTTGGTTTTTTGCCAGGTGATTTGGAAGAAAAGTTAGAGCCTTGGATGGCTGCCATCAATGATAGCTTAGATCTCTTGTCTCAAAAAGAAAATAAAGGCAAAAAAAGACAAAGTAATTGGAGAGATAGATTAGCTCAATATTCAGACAGAATTCATATGGAGGCTTTAGCTCACATAAGAGGCAGAAGCATTGCTAATACATTTATCATTGTGGACGAGTGCCAAAATATATCTAAGGAAGAAATTAAAACAATCCTTACTCGTGTGAGCGAAAATACTAAAATTATACTTACCGGAGATATTGAACAAATTGATGACTATCGACTAGACGCCATGAATAATGGGCTAACGTATGTTATTGAAAACTTTAAAGATTCTGAGCTTTCAGGACATATCTCTCTAACTGAAGGCGTCAGGAGCCCATTGGCATCTGAGGCGGCTAAGATTTTGTAATCAGCGCTGGTTTCTTTTAAGTGAATTCAGGCCAGGCAAATGTGCCGTGATAGCAGAAATGGGATTGCGCTTACTGGGGTCATCGCGCATATAATTTGGATGGATAATATTAAATCCATTAGTGATATCAAACTTATATGCTAAATATGCGTTTAATAATGCCATAAACCCATCATTAGGTGTTGAGCCTTTCACATAATTAAATGATGCATTACCAGTACTATCAGATGTTGGCTTGATTTCCATAGAACAACAATGCTGAATAAGCCAACCAACGCGCTCATAACTACCTAGCGGGAATCTTATTTTGCCCTTTTTAAGCATATCAAAAAGCTCTGCAATATAATAGTTCCTTTCAAAATGGATTCCTTTGGGAAATTCGTCTATAATATATTTAGCATGATGTTTAATTTTACCAACGGCACGACTCATTAAAAATCTTTCGCCATAATCTTTTTGCAAAAGAGTAGTTAAATCTCCGGCATATCCGATATCACCAACAGCAGTGGACACGCTATAACGTCGCATCATCTCTTCTACAAGACTTTGCTTATA